AAACAATTGTTTACATTAATTAAATTAGTATTTAGAGATTTTAAAATAATAAGATATAATAATGAGCTTCCAGTCTTTCGTAACTGATCACTTTCAAAATAAAAATGGTATCCCTATGCTGTTAGGTCTTAAATATGAGAATGATATTATGATTGGCACGAAGAACAATCTTACTGAACGTGAACTTGAAAGTATCCATAAGAAAGAGTACATTGTAAAAAACAAAGATGGAAAGCCTTACAGAGAAGTAGCTCCATCACAAATTACCCACCTTGAGCTTCGGCTGCGATACACGGACAATGTTGTATGCATAGATGTAGATGGTCATCTTACCAATGGTGATATTACCCTTGAGGATTTTATGAAATTAGACATTCCATTCCTGAAAACTTGTCCGTACACCTTATCCCGTAAGAAGAAACTACCCCATTTCTTTTTTCACTTGGATGGACTAGACACCTCTAAATTAAATGCAACCTATACTGACTGTTTCAAGTCATTCAAAGGTGATCTGCTTATCAATCACGCCTGGGAACGACACGACGCGGAAATGTTTCAATACACCAAAATACTACCCTTTATCACGTGGGAAGACCTGAAGCCACTCTTTTCAAAAGAGATTAAGCAAAAACCAGACAAGAAACCAGACCAAAAACCAGAAAAACCTATATCAGAAGTATCCTCTCTTCTTAACCTTATATCCATTGAATATCTGGATAATCGGGATAGTTGGCTCAAAATCATGATGGCGTGTAAAAAGTGCGGAGTATCAGAAGATGAAGCCCGTGTACTATCCGAGAAATCCGCCCATTTCTCATATGACGGGTTTGATACAACTTGGAACAGTTATGACGTAGATCAAATTACAGCAACAGAAGGAACTTTGCGATACTATGCGAAGTTATCCAATCCTGAAGCCTATGCAAGTCTCGCGGATAAAGATGAAGAAGTAATGGATATCAAGAAACTCATTCACCTTAAAGGGTTTGTACCCAATGAAAAAATAAATGAAAAAATGAAAATGTTTGACCAACTCAATAGCAAGGCACAGAAAGACCTTATCAAGGAAAGGGATGAAATAGATGCGGAAAATCATTACAAAGAGTTACACCTAAAAAGCAAATATTTTGAGAAGTTTCATTTTAAAGTAATGTCCCCGCCTTGCTTTGGTCGCTTAGCTTATAACAAGATTTCTTTATTAAGTAGTGGGGAAATTGAACAACAATATGAAAACGTGATGATGAATAAACAAACTTTTGTTTACTTATGGCGAAAGAGCGAAAACATTCGGACTTTTGAAAATGTAGACTTCTTGCCTTATCCTCGTGAATGCAAGTCTTATACCCTCAATACGTTTAATGGTCTTAAAATAGAGCGTGTAAAAGAAGGTGTTGGTAATTATGATATTTTGTTAAACCATATAGACATTCTTACAGGACACGATGCGAAAGGAACAGATTACCTTCTCAATTATTTGTCCCATCTTGTTCAGCGACCTGGCGAGCTTCCACGCGTGGCGCTTGTGTTTCAAAGTGAACAAGGTGTCGGCAAAAACATCTTTTTTGAGAATTTTGCCCATAGCATCCTTGGAACTGAATATATGCTACAGACTGCAGAAATGGACAAAATCATTGGTCGGTTTAGTATGATCAACAACAAACTTCTTGTGATTATGGACGAGACTAGTGGAAAGGACAGTTTTTCAAACAGTGATAAAATCAAGAATATCATCACGGCTGAGCAGGTTGCTTGGGAGCGTAAAGGCATAGACGGAGTGAATATCAACAATTGCGGACGGTACATCTTCTTTTCAAACAACTCCACCCCTGTAAAGATTGAACATAGTGATCGCCGTTATGTGGTGTACAAATGTGCGAACGATGTCCAGAATAATGCGGTCTATTTCAAGGAGCTTGTGCGATACTTTAAAGATGAACAAATCATGAAAGCCTTTTATGACTTTCTGATGCAAAGGGACATTTCAAATTGGGATAGCATCAATGACCGACCGATTACAAAGGCATATCACGATATTCAAAGCGCAAACATTCCAGCTATGGCAAACTACCTAACTGAACAAATTATGATATTTGAAAACGCAACACCAGAAGAGAAGATCCTTTTACAAAAACAGTCTGCAACTGACCTATTCAATCATTTTGTATCGTGGCTCAAGCAAAACGGATTTACTAAAATGGAATACACGTCTACGAAGTTTGGGCGTGAAATTTGTGAGTATGAAGGCATTGAAAAGAAACGAATTACAAGCGGGAATGTGTACGCATTCAATTATGAAACATTAAAATCCTATCTAGTAAAGAAGCGATGGATGGAGTTACCAGAGTAATATGATATTTTTATATGGATAGGTTGTAACTTATCCGCATAAAAAATGTATAGTTGCAAGGCTCATCCGTGTATAGTTCCAAACCCTACATTCCAACTATACATATACTTTTAGAAACGATTGATTGACTTTTCTTACTGGTTATGGTGTTGTTTTACTTATTATATTTATAGTATGTATAGTATGTATAGTATGTATAGTTAAAATGAGTTCGCTGGGGACAGCCAAAAAAAGAAAGTGAACAAAGTAGTAACCCCAAAGAAACTATACAAACCATACATAGTATACATAGAACGTAAAAGAAAGAAGCAGATGTAATAAATCCGCACGATAACTAGTAAGACAAGTCAATCACTGAGTTCTTTTAGTCTATGTAGGGTTTTTATGTAGAGTTCAAAATCGTGTATAGTTGACTATGCATAGTTGCGTCCAAGATTACGCGCAAGATTACGCCCAAGTTCGCCGCCCTTACCTGTTAGGTGTCATTATTTAATAGGTGTCGTTCTTTCTCTTACTGACTATGGTAAGATAAATAAAATATATCCTTTTCTATTCAAAAACTTATGGCGTCAAAAGCGTCGTTTTTGGTGTTTTGACCCCCTTAAGGAGGTTTTTCCGTTTTCTTGGAGACTTTTCCCAGAGGGGTATGAAAATGACGCTTTTTGACGCCGACCTTTTTAGCCCCTTTTCATTAGAATTTCTTTGTATGATAATCATTATCTGTTTCGTGATGGAAAGATTATTAAGAAAGTAAGTATTGATGACGATATCGTGGCCGAGTTTGAGAAGTCACAAGGCATAATATTCATGGCGTGTCTATTCTAAGAGCATTTAAAGGGTTCTTATATCTTCTTATAGAATGCCCCGAGTAGCGATGGATTTTAGCAAGACCGTGATCTATCATTTCGTGTGCAAAGATGAAATGATAAAATGTTCATATGTTGGGAGTACTACCAATTTCAATAAACGGAAGTGTTCACATAAACATAGTTGTAATATTGACACATCAGAACATCATAATTATAAAGTCTATCAAACCATACGAGAACATGGAGGTTGGACTAATTGGGACATGAAGCCATTAGAAGAGTTTGCTTGTGAGAACAAGACCCAACAAATAATACGAGAGCAGTATTGGATAGATCAACTTAAACCTGAGATGAATTGTAGGGCATCGTATCAAACACCCGAAGACGTTAAATTATACAACAAAATATACAATAAAGTGAATGCGGAAGTAATAAAGGAACAACAGAAAGAATGGTATAATGAAAACTCTGAAACTATTAAAGTAAAACAGAAAACTTATCATCAATTAAATAAAAATATAATTCTTGAAAAACAGAAAATCAAACATACGTGTGAATGTGGTTCAATTTTTTCTATTGGAAACAAGACAATCCACGAACGAAGTATGAAGCATCAATCATTTATCGCCCTAACTCCTTAAGTCGACGAGTCATACCACCGCCAAACGAACGAGGGAATGGATTTTGACCTAAATACCCACCGTGCATACCGTACCCCGCCTTATCGCTTACATAATTTGATAATATTTCTCCCGCCTTTGCCCCCGCTTCTCCCGCTACAAGTCCTGTGATTGGCCCGCCAATTGATCCGAGAGATGATGCTCCAATACTCAATGCGAGAGGAATGCCTTGTTTCACCAAGGCTCGAGGTAAGGTCTTTTTAAAGAAATCTTCAAATTTACCCTTGCCTTTCTTTGGTATGATATTCTTCAAATACTTAGTCAAAGACCCCCCTAGCTCTTTGTCGCCTAGTTCGTCCAATATATCGATAGAATGGGCAGCCAAAGGGTTCACCTGTGCGGAGGTCGTAATATTCTTATCATTTTTCTTAAATAACCCAGTAAATCCAGCCAAGGCAGAAACAGGGTCATTCTTTGCACGGATCGTCGTTCCGCTTGTGGTTTCACCCATGGACGCTGGATTTATATTAATCACCTTTGACTGATCACGTGCAATCTTGGTATAAATTCCGCCCTGACTGTGTCCAGTTGTCAAAACATCGGCGTATTTCTCCTCTGCTCGCTTCTGTACACGTTCAGCATCCTTGTATCGTCCAGTGAGTTTATTCGTTCCCGTAAGATAGGCGAGATTATTCGCCCAGTCTTTCACCGTGGCTTCTGTCCCACGATGCACGACAATCGCCTGATTTTTAGATGCGTTGAAATACACACGGGCGGTAGGTTTAGAAATACTTTCATCCAAGACCCAGCCATTCACTTCTTTATCGGGTACTTCCTTATACGAGGATGCATGAAGTCCCTTAAGATCTTTAGCCGAGATAGACCCACCCTTTTTACCTCGCCCAGTCATTCTCCTTTCTCTCATACTTAATGCTCTTTCAACATGAGATACTATTTTTTGTCTTCTTTTTTGTCTTTCATAATAATTACCTTCAGGATTTCGTATATAATCCTTCATCATTTCTATAAGTTCGTCATAGGTCTTAGGTTGGTTTTTGTAGGTTTTGTCTCGTGTAAAACCAATTGCATCATTCTTCGTTTGAAGTCTAATATAGTCTGCTTCATCATCTCCTTTATTTCCCGTATCAATTCTCCGTGGTAATCCTTCCGCCTTTAAAATAGCATTTATCATATCATTCGTTTTAAGATTTGCCTTAATTTTGTAAGACTTCGCAACTTTTACAAGTTCGGGTCTTTTCATTTTAAATAAAGAATACTCCCTATCAATATCTACAATAGGATTATCGTAAGATTTATCATCTTTCAAAACCTTCATTTGTCCTAAAAGTCCAGTAAATTCGTCACGATACTTATCATCATCAATGTCTTCTTTAGATTTGACTTTAGGTTTATCTTTTGCCCTTTCTAAAGCAAGACGCATTTCACGGGTAATTTTTGGCCGATATTCCATATCCATCATTTCTTCAACAGGTTCTGGTTTAGCAACTTTGACATCGCCCTTTTTACCCTTGGTTATATCTTTGAGCAGTATTTCCTCCACATCACTAATTCTTTGTTCAAATCTTTTAATTTTTAAATCTTCAAACATCTCAGCAGAGGTATCACGGTCAGGTTTCTTTCTCATTTGTTCTACTTTTGCTTTATCCGCGTTTAATTTACGATACATCACATACAAACTACGGTCTCCCCTACTATTTTTCAAACTTAAAATATTATGCTGTGTAACAAGATCCTCATAGACATCTTCAGGTAAAACCGTACCTTTGACAATCTTTTCCTTTTTCAAAATAGCATCAATCATAGCCCGTTTATTTTTACCTTTAAATTTAATATCCTTATCACTAATGATATCTTTGAGTTCATCCTCTTCCATTTCCAAAAGTTCATTTTCACGATCACTACGAATGGGTAAAAGTTCAGATAATCGTGCAGGATCCGCAGCCCGTTCTAATTCAGGTGATAATTCAGGTAGTTCTTTTAGTTTAGGTTCTTCTTTTGGTTCAGGAACGGGTTCTTTTACTTTCTTGGGTGGTTTCTTAGGCGGTACAGGTTTAGGTTCAATCTTCATATTCATGGAAAGTTTGATAAAGTCATCTAGAAGTTCCTGTTTTTTTTTACGTTTCGTATCCACGCCATAAGCAGATAAAACCTCTTTCAAATCTTTCAAAGTTAATTTAACCACCGTATTATTGATGTCTTT